TATTTTCTTTCTTTAATCCTAATGAATAACCTGCTGCTTCAATTCTATTAGCACGAATATTATCAGGTACTGCTTCTGCTTCATAACCATCTATTAATTCATTAATAGCATAGTTTTTGTCTACTGGTAAATCTACATAATCAGTAGCACTTTGTGTTAATTCAACACCATTTAAAATATCATAATTACTTATTGTGACAGTTGCGTCTCTTGTAGGAACTTTGATTGCCCCTGTTGCACCGTCAATTTCATAATCTGTTGAAAAATCATCATAAATATTTGTTTTAGATTTAGCCATTGCTAAAACTTCAGTTGCATAAGTCTCACGTCTTTTGTGAGTGCCATTTATAGCTATTGGATTAGCCATTTTTCATCTCTCCTTTTCTTATTCAAATAATTCTGGGTGTTTTGCTTTTAAAATTGCACTTACACCACTTTCTTTTGTAACTGTTGTTGATTTAGTTGCTTCAACTCCAGTCGCTTTTGTTTCTTGTTTTTTTGTGAATTTTGGATTTTCAGCCAAATAATTTTTAAGATTTTCTTTAAAGTCACCTTCCATTTTATTTACTTTAAAGATAACGAATTCAATATCATCATCATCTGTAACTCCAGCTTTTAAAACTAGATTTTCTTTTTGTAAATCAGAAATAGTAGTATCCTTTTCAGCATCTTTCTTAACTAACTCATTGTATTTATCTTGCTGAGTTTTTTGACTTTCTTTCCATTCATTATATTCTGCTAATTCTTCCTTGCTAGGTATACCTTTTTTAGCTTTTGCAAGTCTTTCCTTAACAATATTGTCCACATCTTTTTGTGTAAATGTTTTTTCAACATTTTCACTGTTTTTTTCTGTTTCTTCAACAGTAGTAGTTTCAGTTTCTACATTTTCATTTTTAATTTCTTCTTCCATGATATCCTTTCTTTATAGTCATTTAAGTTGGACTATAACCTTGTTTTTTAAGTCTACAAGTTTGACAAATTTAACAACTTAAATATAACACAAAATTTAAAAAAAATCAAACATTTGTATGGTTTGATTTTTACTCTTTATTTTTTGTTTTTTTCTTTTTAAATGCTTTTTTATGAGGTTTTTCTTTTTCTGATTCTTCAATTATTTCGTTAATAATGTTTTCAACAGTGTCTTTTCTTTCTTCTGATTCTTCAACTATTGCTTTTGCAACTGCTTGTACTTCTTTTTCTGTAATTTCTTCTTTTTCAGGTATAACCTCAATTATTTTTACAACTTGCAAATTTAAAGGATTATTTCCTGTTAAATAATCCGCCATTTCTTGCGAACATTCAAATTTGTCATTCACAAATAATTTTCCATCATATTTCGCACTTTCATGTTCTTTTTTTTCTCTTTCGATATTTCTTAATTCTTTGAAAGCTTTTAAATCAAATTTTCCAACAACTTTACACTTAATCATATTATCTCCTCCTTATTAATATTGTTGAAATATATTTTTTCTTATTTTATCTTTGCATATCTCAACTCTGTTTTTAATAATTTGTATCATTTCTTTATGCCTTAATTGAGATATTAATTGTAATTGATGCCCTATGTGACAATATGCACTTGCATTCCAATAATCATTGCGTACCATAGACACGCTATTTGTTGAATTGGTTCTATTCCAAACATATAACGGTTCTTTTATATTAATAACTTTATCTAAATTGTCTATCATATCGGCTTGCCTATAACTCCACACTCTATCTTCCATCAAAGTATCTTCACAAAAATAAACAATTTTATTTCTCTTAATAACTCGAGCCCATGCTGTACACCATACTTTATTATCACTTAAGAAAAAATCTTCATAATTATCATATTCGTGGAATTTTGTCATAAATACGCCGTTTTTATCAATTAATTCCATTCCTAAAAGTGCCATATCATGCCCGTAAAGTCTTCTGTTTATTGTTTCTAAAACTTTTTCGTGTTTCCACCAGTCATCAGAATCCAAAAAACAAAAATAATCAAATTTTCCGAAATATTCTAATGCATAATCAATGCCAACGTTTCTTGAACCACCATTATAACGTTTGCGGTTATTTTCTACTAAATGAATTCTATCATCATTTTTCATATATTTTTTTATAGTTTCAACGCTATCATCTGTTGAACAATCATCAACTATTATCAAATCAAAATTTTTATAAGTTTGATTTAATATACTTTCTATACAATTTTGTAAAAAAGTTTTACCATTGTAAAGCCCATGGTCATTATTAAAATTTGGTACAACAATAGCATATTTATAATCTATTTTATCAGGTAATTTATCAAAATCTTTATCAGTCACTTTTGCTTTTTTTAAACAATCTAAATCAAAATTAGTTAAATTAATTTCTACAAATGGGCAATATTTATAGTATATGCAATGAATATTTTTTTCTATTAAATCTGTAAAAGATTCGTTATCATCAAACACATATAAATAATTGACATTGTTTTTAATTTTAATATAATCAATGCTATTTTTATCAATTGCAATTGTCATAAATCCACCCACTTAAATTATAACATAAAAATAAAAAAAACACAATTTTGTGTTTTTTTATGAAATGTTAATAATTATTCTCTTAATGGTCACTTTTAATTATTTCATTTCTAATAGTGGTTGCAAACTAATTATAACATATTTTGTTTTAATTTACAAGCCAAACAAACTCTGCTTGTCTATCTCTGCAATCAAAAGTATCATAGATAATCCCATTTTTACTGCATGTAATATGCCCGCTCATTGTTATTAAAATAGTATTGTTAGGAAATAATCCTGATATTTGCCCAACTGTTCCCCTTAAACCGTACAATCGTTCGTATGTGTTATCTAAATAATTGATAACAAAATCTCTTTTATCTAATAATGTTCCCTCATATTGTGCAATATCACTTAAATAATCGTAAACGTAATCCCAAGACTTACCCGTTGCACATGAAATAGCTCTTATAACACAATCATCTTCATATTTATTTAATACATTGGCATTGTAAAATTTATACATTATCTCATGCTAGTTTGAAGTGCTTGTGTTATTTCTTGTTTCTGTTGAGGTGTTTCTGCATTTTCATATAAAAAACTAATAAAATCTTTTAATGATTCCATCATATAATGATGTGATTTATCTGTTTCTTGATTGTTAGCACCGTATCTTTGTCTGCTATCCTCATATCTTCCATATTCGCCAGACATTCTGTCTATATAATCATGTCCTCTGTACCTCATGTCATATCCTCTAGCATTATAATTATTATAATTGCCATAATTATCACGTCCATAATTATCATATCCAGCTCTCCTGCCTCCATAATTTCCATAGTTATTCATTTCTTTATCCTCCTTTGCCATGTGTTTGATTTTAGATAATTTATATAAATTTTCTAAATTATTTGTATTTAAACCATCATTTAAAATCTTTTCTATTGATTCAGTTGTCTTTTCAATTGTTTTTTGTTCAATATTATTTTCCATGATTTACCTCCCTTCTTTAAGAAGTTTTAAAATTTCCTCATTCTGTTTTATGATTTTTTCTAAATAATTGGTATCTTGATTTTGTAGTTCTTGCATCAAATCCGTATTGTTATAGTCTTGTATTAATAAAATCAAACTATAAAATTGCAATATAAATGAACTTAAATCTAAATTACTGTTTTTCATACTAAGATAACTTTTTTATGATTAAATTTGCGTTTTTAATTGTTGGTGGTACAGTTTCCACAGCTGGCACTACTTCACTAACCGCAGGGAATGAACCAACTGTTAAAGTCACGTTTTCACGTGGGCATAATCTTATTAGTTTAGTAAATGAAATGTTTTGATATTCATCAGGCGTAACAACCGCATTAGCACTAGCTCCAACGACTGCACTACCATTTTCTTTTAATCCAATTTCAACGCTTCCAGCAGTAGCACCTGTGACATTAGCATTAAAAGTAACTTCATAAACTGCAGATTGGCAACAATTCCCACTACCTAAGATAGTGTATTGACTAGTACCTTCGGTATGATTTAACCAACCACTACAAGTAGCACTTCTTGTTTTTAATTCATCATTTGAAAATGTTATATCGCTAGTATTAGTTGCTAAAATTTGTATAGCTTCATTTGTACTTTGTATCATAATTAAACTCCTTTCTTAAAATAAAAGAGAATAAGCCTTGCCTATTCTCAGATGGTGACAATTTGTCACCGTTTAGCAAGCCTCGTTATCGAGTTAGTAGTATTCTACCTTTTGCTTTAAATAAACTGACTAGTTGTAAAATTTCCACATCCGCATCCGTTACCATTACATGTGAATATTGGAGTACGTCCATATACAGGTGTAGTTGGTACAGGGCAATTGTTCAATCTGTTGTATAATGCATCAACTTCATTTGCAAAACCTTGAGTTATAAGGTTATTTTGAGCTAATTGAGATGCTTGTAAATCCTTCATAGAAATTTCCCTTTGAAGGTCTGCTATTTTGTCATTCTTAGCATCAACTTGAAGTTTAACATTGTCTAACTCTAATTGACATAATTTATCAAGAATAGCTTGAGTTCCTCTAGTTTGAGCATCAATTATGTCCCTAGTATTGTTTACATCTGCAAAACGTGTTGCATTTCCCTCGTTTTGGATAATGTTTTGAGTTTGACAATTAGCAAGCCTGTTTTCACAGCAACAGTCAGCAAATTGACTTGATAGGTTAGTTAAACCGCCAGTGATAGCTGTTTGACTAGCAAAGGCTTGTTGCATGTTAGCAATTTGTCTTGAATTGTTAGCAATTTCAGCGTTTGAAAATCCATTGTTTATAGCACCAGTTACACTAGCTGTGTTATTACAAAGTTGATTACTCAATCCTGCAATGGAACCTTGTATCCCTTCTAGTTGGTTGCTTAAATGTAAAGTGTCAAAACCATTGTTAGTATTATTCATGATTTCTTTCTGTCCATTAGATAACCATGCATAACCGTTATCAAAAGCATTTCCGCCAAAGCCAAAGCCACCATTGCTCCAGTTTCCATTACCAAATAAAAGTGCGAATAGCAAAATTGCCCAAATACCGTCACCTCCTAGAAAACCACCGTTCCCAAATCCGCCATTGTTAGTATAAACAGGATATGGATAAGCATTTCCATTGGTAGTAGCTAATTCAATTGTAGGTTGAATGCCATTTGAACCATTCATATTTTTTCTATCTCCTTCCTTAAAATATTTCAAGATGCTAGGAGTCTTGTGTGAAGGTATTTACCTAGCAAATACCCTCATGCAAGGCTCTTAACCTTGTTTAAACATGTTCATAATATTATTCCATTCTTGTTTTTGGTTGGGATTAAAATTATTCACAGTTTCATTCAATAAATCATTAGGATTATTATTCTTTCTTGCTTCTTGATACCTTTGAAACGCCTGAGGATTTCGTGCTTTTAGCTGTTGTTCTAGCTGTTGCATTAGATTCTGCGGTATCTGTTGCATCTTGTTCTTTAATATCATTTGTAAAATATTGTTCATGGTTCATCATTCCTTTTTTTAATTCATCAATTTGAGCTTGTAATAATTCAATTTGTAAATCTTTTTCATCTTTAGGAACTATCTCATTTAATTCAAAGGTCTTTATTTCACCTTTTGTATTTTTAATCCACAAAATAGACAAATCTCGACTAAAATAAGGTGTGTCACCTGTTATGATGTCTTTTTGCACATCATCAATAGAATTTGCATATTTCATGTTTTCACGAGTAGGAGCTAATTGAAAATTTTGTGTGAGATTAGTTGGCTGTATTGGTTTCTGCATCTGTTCTTTCATTTTTTTTAGTTCGTTAATCTGTGCATCAATTCTATCGATATTTGGTTGTTGGTTGTAATTCATTAAATAAGGATTGTTATACATTTTTTACCCTCCTAAAAAACAAAAAGAGGCTTATATAATAACCGCACTTAACTACGCATTAATTATATTTTGCCTCCTTTGATTTTATTTTATTACAAATAAAAAAATATAGTCAGTACGACTATAATTTCAATCTACCTATTAAGAAATAATAACACTTGTCTAGAGCTTCTTTTATTCTGGGATTAGGAATGTTAAATTCCTCGCACATCTTTTCATAACTAGAATTATTAAAAAACTTTCTTTTATAAATTAAGAATGTTTGTGTATCCACTCGTTCTTTTAAAAGTTTTTCTGCTTCAAGATATTCATCTGTTAAAGCATTATACTTTAAATAATCTATTAAAATTTGATGTACACTATTTTCATTTTTGGGTTTCCAAAATGTAAAATCTGTAAAACTAGGCTTATCATCAATTTCGCTTTCTGTGTCCTCAATATCTGCATGCCCACTTAATAAGAACTTTGTGTAAATTGTAAAAATTGATGCTACATAAATATTTACTTTTATTGAAATAAAAATACTACTAAATAATAACAATTGCATTAAGAAACATTTTAATGGTGATTTATAGTGTTTTGCTTTTCCCATAAGCAAACACATTGTCCATATTACAATTATTATTAAAGTGTTTTTAATAGACTTATTAATAAAATATCCTAAAAGAAAAACCCAAGCTATATTTATCAAAACATTCAATATTAATATAAAAATATTGTCTGGTTTATCAAAAAATAAATGCTTGAGTTTATTCTTCATAATTACTCTCCTTCAACTGGATCACAGAATCCCCACCATGTATGGAACATAATTTCACCTCCTATTTTTTCATTATATAAATTAACCAAAAGTACATAAATATAAATAAAATCATTGTAATAGTTGAACTAAAACCTCTTATTGTAATGCTTTTAAACATTTTAGGATTGTTATGCCTATTCCAGAATTTATTATAAAATTTATCAATCTTTGGTAATTTATATCTTATTAAATAAGTTATAATCAATACAGTTGTATTAATTAATAATAATGAAAATATGTTCATACCGAATATAAAATATACTGTTATACTTATAATACCTAGCAATAAAACTGACAATATAAATGTAACTATATCAGTTATTCTAGCTTTCTTTTTATAAATTAATCTTAATATAATATACATTGAAATACTATATAAAATTTCAAAATCTATTCCATTGTATATTTTTAAAACACATCTCAAGAATAACGTTTCTAAAATCATTATAATTGTAAATAATACTCTTTTATCTTTTATATCTTTTGTATAAAATAGAAAAAGTGAAAAGTAAATCGGTTGCAATATTGAACCTAGTATATCACCTATAAAAATTATTTCCCTATCCATAACTATCCCCCGTTTAAATTATAACATTTTTTTTACAATTTAAACAATTTATTTTTTGTCATCATAACCAACTACTCTTAGTCTATTTTTATATGTTTTTAAACCTGCATTTCTACTAAAACTATTATATTTTGTTATCAATTGGTTTATCTTTTCTTGAGTTTTTAAAGCTTCTTTTTCGTTGCCACTAGCATTAGCTATGATATTTCTGTCTTTTTGTCTACGAATAGCTGTTTCGAGTTTTCTTTGTACTTGAGTAGCCTCATATTTAGTATATGTTTTTCCTTCATATTCTACTTTTGCAAGGCTTTCTTGTTTAAATTGTTCTAACATAGCATCTGTGTGGCTAGGTTCTTGCACTCCCAAAATAATACTAAATACAAAATGTCTGCAATTGTATTCACCAATTGGACGGTCTAAACTGTTGTTTAATTTTTCAAACTTTTCCTTAGAAAATTGTTTACCTTGAATTGATAAATGGTCTTCTGCACATGGATAATGAGCAGATATTTCTACACCATCTGCTCCTAATTCTTCGCCTATTTGTTCTTGAACTCCAATATTTACTTGCCTTAGACCTGTTAAAACGTTTTGCCTGACTGCACTGTCAATCCTTCTATTATATCCACTTGCATATGCTAGTTTTTCTTCATGAATTTTAATGCCACTGTCGGCAAGACCTCTAATTGTCTTTTCCATAGCACTTTGATAGTCTGTTGTACCAATTGACACGTTATAAACTGCTTTATCAATTAGTTCATTGTAAACGGTTGTTAAAGGTTTAAAAACGGTATTCCCTTTGTTATCTTTTAAAGTAAAACCAATATTTTGTGTTTGAGATAAATTTAAAAATGTATCGTTAGTTTGCTTTTTAATGCTTTCTACTATTCTTTGCAAGGGTTCATTATCTGCATAGCTTATAAACTCACCGTTTTTTGCTCTTTGATAAACTTCACTAAAATTGACATTTTCTTTTGCAATCTCATCTAGTAAAATATCAATATCCTTGATAGATTTTCCTGTTATTTTTGCTAAAACATTTCTTAACTTTTCTAAATCATAGCCCATCCTCAATTCTTGAGCTAAGGCATGGGCTTGTTCTTCTGTTAAACCATCAAATTGTTTTATGACATTTCCTAGAATTTCTAAAACCTCAGTATTATACTTATTGAACCTGTTGTAAAACCTTTCTAACGTTTTATCCAGCTTTTTTTCATCTGGCATTTTAATCACCGATTAAGTCATTTAAACTTGGCTCATTTTCTTTAATTTCTTCAATCTTTTCTCTTGCGACACTTTCTTCTTCATTATAGACCTTCATACGGTATTCAACTTTGCTTGTAATGCCATTTGCAACCTCACGTTCGAGCCTCTGCTGTGTTTTTTCTTGATTTTCAAATCTTGAATAATCCATTGTTATTTCAATTTCATCTTCATTAATTTCTATATTTTCCAAGAAGCAAATTGATTTAACTAAATCTATTATAACATCTTTTATCACAGTTTCATAGACTTGTTTAGTTCTAAATGCATCATCATTTTGACTTAAAATTTCAGTAGCAGTTGCTTGACCATTTCCATCAAATTTATAAAATTCTTCACCGAAACCAACTGCACTAGATAACCAATTTAATTCTGCATTTATACTATCAATATGTTCTTGATATCTTAAACTAAAACTTATGTCTTTTACAGGCTGGTCTTTCATACCATTTATAGCAACGTATGTTCTATCATTTTTGTCAAAGAACAATTGCTGTGATATAGTTCCATCTTCATTCACCTGTGGAGCAGATTTTAAAGCCGTTTTATCAACTAGTATTCTTCTTTTACCATCAATAAATTCCATATCAAAACTATCATATTTATTGTCAATAGCTTTTAGTTTATCAATAGAATTAGCAAAAATGCTTATTCCCATCGGTGTTAAAATATCCACGTTATTAACAATTGGTGGCTTAATAATTTGGAAATGAGGTGTATCTGTATCATATTCAACTAATTGTTCAACATTTGGATATTTTTCTTCAAAATCAATTTCTTTTCCAAGCTTATTTTCTTTTTTTGTTTTATAAAGTTCATTATATTTTCTATAAACTTGTTTTAATTCATCATTTTCATCTTTTTCAATTTTAAATTCATGATAAGTTAAATGTGTATAAAACACAGGTTTATTTTTTTCTATCTCTTGCCATCTGTCAAATACAATAAAACCTGTTATATTAAAATTGTCAAAAGCATATGGAACAACATTTAAAGGATTTTTAATATATTCAATCCTAGTCCTGCCTAATTCATCTTTATATTCACTCATAACAGTTGTTCCAAGTGCAAAAGCTAATTCTAACATTTGAGGGAACATTATTGTAAAATTATTTTGTTTACTATCTAAAACTTGCCATAATGCTTTTGTTTTTTCTTCGGTGCTTAACTTAATATCGCATTTAGCACTCCAATTTAATTTCATCATATCTTCAGCAAGTTTTTTCGCCATAGACATTGTCTTTTTTTCAAGTTTTCCTTTTGTTCCGTCTGCATAAGTAACATTATAAAAATGAAAATTATCAACTGAGCCTTTGTACCAACTTTCCCAAATGTCAATTAATCCATAATAATCAATATCAATTAAATTTACACTTTTTTTGTCTAATTGTTTTTTTAAATCTTCATAAATCCACATTTTTTAACCTCCATTTTAAAATTCTAAACCTAATTTTTGCAAATTATCCTTGCACCAATATTGAAATGCATCGCAACTGTGGTCTGCATAGTAATATGAATAATCATTTGTGAATGTATTGTAATAATTGCTTTCTGTTAATTCTTTTTCTGTTTTATCTGGTATTGGTTTACCTTTTTCGATGCTATCCTTTTTCCACATATAATTTTGCATTTCTTTGATATGTATCCAATTGTTCGGCATATCTAATATAACATATTTTCCTAAATCTATAAAGTCCTGTGAGTACTCAATCAATTCTTCTTTGTCTTTGCCTTTATTAACTGGGTGCAAATCAATTCCAAACATTGCAAAATATTGATTTCTTAAAGCCCCCTCTGCACTATCAATCGTTTCTGTGTCTACTATTGTTCGATATTTTTTGCATATGTAAGTCCTAAAATTAAATAAATCTTGTGCAAGCTCACTAGGCGCTTTCTTGACTGCTTTTTCGTTTGGTGAATAATAATACATATCTAACAAATACCATCGTCCATCTGTTGCATAACCAAAAGCCATGCACGTTGTCGCACTTGTTTGATGACCACAGTCTATTGAAAAATCCACATATAAAATTCGCAGCTTTTTTTCTTCAATATAATTTGCTTTTTCTATAATAAACAAATCAGGATTATAAATGAGTCCTTCAATTCCTATAACTTCGCCTAAATAAATCCACCTATAACGCTTGTTATCATACCGCTCGAGCCTTTTTGCTTCATCTATAAAACTTTTTCCAAGCCACTTTTCTGGAACTGTTCTATAATCTGTGTGTGAATATAAAACATCGCTTCTTAGTTTCATTTTATCTGCCCACTGATTAACCCAATGATATTTGTTCTTAGGTGGATTATATGAATACATTGTTATAAACCAGTCATCATTTCCTCTTGAAAATGTAGCTATAATCTGGTCTATCTGGTCTGGACTGTCAAACTCTGTTAATTCTTCAAACCAAACCATTTTAATTGGTGCATCCTCATCAATAAAACCTTTTACTTTTTCATAATCATCGCCACCAGTAAAATAAATGTCATTATTAGTTTGAAATAAATGTATCTGGAAAGGACTTATAGTTGCCTTATAGTCAATTCCTTCATTTAATCCTAACCGTTTTAAAGCTCTTTTAATTTCCTTAAAAACGCTATTTCTAATTGTATTAGCATATCTTTTAATAACTATTGCATTGCAATTTTCGTGTTCAAGGTTAAATTCATTTATTTTTAATGCTATCATACTTGTTTTTGTACTAGCTCTTCCGCCTGCATAAATCTGGTGTGGTTTCTTACTATTAAATGTTTTATAAAAGTGCGAAGCAATTATATTTTTGATATCAATTACTTGGTTCATTTTCATCATCTTTTGGAAGTGAATTTACTATTGTTATTTTAGCAGTTTGATTTTCAATGTTTTCAATAACATCTTTTTGACCTAGATATTGTTTACCTAAAAATATCGCCATGCTTGCGTTTTTTTCAGCTAATTTGTATTGTATTCTTCTTAAACTCATTTTGCCACTTTCTTGGCCTTTTTTATAAAGACGACAAAACTCTTCATCTCTTTGAAGCGTCCTAACGGAAAGCTCTAAAAATGTTGCAATTTCTTCCTGTGTACATTGTAAACTAGCAAGTTTTTCAACGGCATTATAATCAATAACTTTTTTTGGCCTGCCACCTTTATTTTTTTCATTTGCCAACTGTATCACCGCCTTTTATTAAATAAATTATAACATATTTTACCAAAAAAATAAATAGTAACAAAATATTACTATTTAGTTTTAGTTTTGGTTTTATTTAATAATTCAATAATTTTCCTGCCCATATCTTTGCGAGGGACTATAATAAATCTCACGTTATAACGTTTTTTCATGGTCAACATTATTTTTAATAAAGTCAATCCTTTAACTTTTGTATATTTTGAACTCCAATTTTTAATATCTTCAATTGATTTTATTTTACTGTCAGATATTAAAAATATAAAATTTTCGCATCCCAATTCTTTAGCTCGTTGTATTTCCCTCTTAACACGTTCATGTTCGGACGTTTTGCAAAGATTGGAGGATAACTCTAGGAGATTATTTTTTCGGTCTATAATAGTGCTAAAATCTTTAAATAACATATAATCCCCTGCATCAAGTTTTGAAATTATATAATCTTGTCCGACTTTATCAAAATATTCTAAGATTTTTTTATGTCCCTTTTCTCTGCTGTCCACAATTATGATGTTATTCATTATCTACCCCATTATAATCAAAAATGCTCATTTGTGAATTGTCTTTTTTTAAGTTGCATACATACTCAATTCTTGCTTTTGCAATTGGCAAATATTCCTCTGTCAATTCAATTCCTATGTACTTGTAATTCTTATTACGTTCTTTATTTTCATACATAACGGCTTTCCCTGTGCTACCTGAGCCGTTAAAAGGGTCGAGTATTGTACCATAGTTTGGAGTTACAAGTCTTACTAAGTATTGCATTAAAGTTGTAGGCTTAACTGTTGGGTGAGTGTTTTTCTTTGGTAAAGGTTTATTTCTAACATTGCCATAAGAGCTTACAAATCCATCTGGTAGCTGTCCAATTAAATTTAATTCTTTTTCCTCAAATCCTTCAAGTCCCTCATCTCTATCTTTCTTACTTGCTTTAGCACAATAGAAATATCTTGATGCAGAACCACTATCATTAAAATTGCTTGCTTCACTACCCCTTTGGAAATTAGTTGCTTGTCCTATTCCACCTGTTCCACCTTTTGTTGGCGTTCTAGGTGTACTTTTAGTATTAGGAAAACCACCACATACTTCATCAAAATCAGATTCATCATAGGTTAGAATTGTATTTGCTGGGAAACGACCGTCATATCTTCCTGTTGTATTTTGTGGTGGCGTTTTTGAAACACTCCAAGTTCTGTCATTTCCGTATGGATTTTTATGGTTATTTCTTCCTATATCTTCTCCAGTTGGCTCAACCCTACACTCATCAATATTTATTCCACCAACACCATATTCTATTACATTATCTACTAAACTACCTTTAAATGGTTTTCTTGCAACTATAATAGGTTCAAATGATGGTTTTAATGCTGTGCCAAACTTTCCCCAATCTTCAATACATAAATAAGGCGTTATAAACTTGCCATCATCATCTTGTATTATTTCTAATTTCATATTATTTATTTTTACTTGATATTTTTTCATAATCTTCTAACACCTTTCTTAATTCTTCAATAGTAGCATCACTTTTAATTCTATTTGCTCTATTGCTTATAATTCTTACATTACCTTTAACATAACCTTTTTTACTATCTATTCTATCTAATGATGGCGAACTATCTAATGGTGCATTTGTATCATTACTTTTTATTTTTATTCCTAATACAGGACAATATTTTGGTATTTCAGGTATATCTTCTAATTCAATATTAAATTCTAATCCTTTTAATTTTGCTCTTTTTTTAGCACTACACCATATTGAATATCTTTTATTTTTCTTGCTATGATATTCTTTATATTTTCTATTACTTTCACATAAGCAATTTATTGAACAATAATGTTTTTTGCTTCTATTAAAATGAACTTTACCACCTTTATATGTAAATTGTTTTTTACAATAATCACATATTACTTCCATTCTATATTTTCAACTCCTTGCTTTTTTAATTCTTCTTCTATTAACTTTAAATAATCGTTTTGTGTATTTGCTTTTTTAATTTCAAATGTCCCATCTTGTTGATTATCACACCAATTACCATTATGATTACCTGCAAGTGCAGAACTTCCTTTTGTTTGTGTTCCTACAACCTTGCTTTCTACTCCGCTTTTCTTGTCAATAGCAAGTCCTATATTCATTGATTTAGGAAAACCACTACCATACAACCACATAATAGTATCTCTTATTTCAAACCCTGCATCTTCAATAGCACAGGCTATTCTATGAAATGTCCTACTACCTCCAAAAGCAAGTAAATAACCACCTGGTTTTAATATTTCATAGCATTTTTGCCAAGTTTCTTTTTGAAAGCTAACACCTGCGTTATCCCACCCTTTACTCATGAAATTTAATTCATAAGGTGGGTCTGTCACTATACTATCTATGCTTTCTTTTTCAATAACATCTAACATATCTAGCATATTGCCTTGATATAATTTATAATCTTTATTTTCACTGTATAATTTCATTATTTCTCCTTTTCAAAAATAATATCTGCATCGCTGTAAATTTTATCACATTTTAACTTAAATTCACTCAAATTAATAATTTTTACATAAAATTGATTAACTAAACCGAACATTTGTTCTCTTATCCATTGCTCTTTTTTATCTTCATAATATTTTTCTTTTAGCATCAGTTCATATTCTTTAAAATGATTTGTTAAAATCTCATAGTCTGCTAGTTGCTGTATATGCATCATAAATTTAAATTTATTGTCTACGACTGCATACATTAGATTAAAATCAAAAGTTTTATATTTTTTGTAAAACGTTTTCATAAAAATCCAAAGTCTTTTATGTTTTACAAAATATTCATCTTTTAAAATTGTATTTTTCATATATTCAGGTTTCTGCAATAAGCAAGAAAGTACTGTTAACTCTAAATCATCATATTTATTCATTTTTTTAAGCTCCCTTTTTTTACTTTTTTTAAGTAAACTTACATTTTATGTAAGTTTACTTACAAAAAAACTTACATAAATTTCCCTAAAATACTAGTAAACTTACGTTTCTTACATATTTTAGTAGAAGCTATATATATATAGTACTTTTTTTAAAAAATATATTATATATATATAAGTGTCCCCCCTAAAATTATGTAAGAATGTAAGTTTTTCCCATTTTTAGGGGTTTTCAAGCGTTTTTTATGTTAAAAATGCGTAAGTACAAATGTAAGAATGTAAGTTTTTTTATTCCAATAAGAGTGCAATATAATTGCCTGTTACATTATTTATTGTAGTT